CGACAACAACGGAGCCCCATTGAATCCCACAACAGCAACTTCAACAGTGACAGTAACCCCAACCGTGGGTTCAGGAGAAAACATCTTAACAGGAGAAGTAACTTCTTCCTTCGATGCATTGGACTTCTCAGCAACAAACAACTTCACGATACACGAACCTGGCGAAGCCTTTCAATTCGTACAGACGTATCAAGGTCCAGGTATGACCAACCAAACATTAATACAGAGAGTAACAGAAATAAAATCCGTCACAGATACAACAAGTACCTTTACGCAATAGCAACTATAGGTAGTCTTTTATCACCTAACGTCGCACTTGCACAAGGTGTTGGTGGTGTATCTGCTACTGCTAATCCTATCGCTAATAGTTCTGGCTCAGTAACTAACCAGGCAATACAAGTTTTACAAGGTCCATACATTACTAACACCTACGGTGGTGGTGTACAGTGTCAAGGTAGTACGTTCAACCTTACACCATACATACAGTTTGCAGATAGTAGAAAGGATCCTTGGGAAGATTTCTATAACGAACCACAATATAACCTAACAGATGTAGAGGGTAAGACTTCACAAGTAGTTACTACTGTAAAGAACTATCCTTGGGAAGATTGGTATGATGATCGAACTAAAGCAGATGGAACTAGATGGTTTCCTGATGGAGAAGATATGCAAATAACAGTCGATGTTCCGACTGGTGATGGTGTTCCTGATACATTATCAAATGGTAATCTAGAACCTATATGGTATAAACCTATTCGTACTGATATGAAAGCAAACCAGTCATTTAATGCTGGTCTTTCTGCTACACTTTCATTACCACTGAATAGAAAACTAATAAGGCAGTGTCATCAAGCTGCAGCAGCACAAATTGAAATGCAAACTCAATTGGTTGCAAATAAAAGATTAGATTTTGAATTAGCAAGATTAAAAAATTGTGGTGATCTAAAAAAATCTGGTATAATGTTCCATCCTAAATCACCTTATGCTTCTATATGTGCTGACGTAGTTGTTACTGCACCTGGTGGAAAGATACTTCCACACGAGCATCAAATACCACAACCAAAGTGGACTGATCCTGATACTTCTACTTCTTCAGAGACTTCCGAAGTTCCATCACAGCCCGATTCCGATCTCGTTGAGCAAGAAGTCTCTCCCTCACAGAAAGAACCTTCTCCTTCTTCCCCCTTATCTTATCTACCTTGGCTAAAACCTTCTTCACAAGAGGTTTTATCACCTTCAGGAGAAGGTCCGCTAGGGGCTTGGCAAGTAGGGCAGATGAAGTCGCAACCACAGCAATAGTAGCAGTAGTAGATACAATAGGAACCGATGGGAGGTATTGTTCTGTAAAGGACAGTTCCTCCCATTCTGTTATGCAAGTTAATTTATCTGGACTTAGTTTATATCCCGTTACCTTTTCTGTTCCTGCCTGATTTAAGTCTCCAATGCGTCTTGCATTAGCAGGAGGACATTCTATCTCTTCAGCAGTTTGTGGTGGTGTCTTAGGAGGTGAAGGAGGATCTATATCAGGTGCAGGTACATCTCCACCAGTATCAATACCTCCTGCTTCTTGATCTGTTTCTGTGTATATTGTTTCCCAACTTAAATCTTTATAGTCATAATCTGCTGGCTCATAAAAAGGAGCACCAGCATCACACAATACTGTATTACCTTTAGGGTCATCATCAACCAGCATTTTATTTTTTGATTGCTGTTTGACATTCTCTTTATGAACCTTTACACAACCAGGCATATCAACTATAGGAGTACCTGCATTAATCGTAACAGGAACTACTTTCGGAACTGCCTGTGGTGGATTCTCCAACCAACTTCTATCTGCTAATTCTGCTATTTGTACATTTGATACTTTAGGAGTTCTTACCCATATACCATTAATCTGCACATACTGATTACCTATAGGATCAACACCAATAACACCAGTGTTTATATTAGGAACATTGGTACTAGGTATAATTGTATATGGTACATTATATACACCATCCACACCCTGATTAGGAACATTCTGATTAGGAACATAAGGATTATAATTATTATTAATTTCACTCATGAAACTTTACCACCTGTACAATTCCAAGGAGAATTAGGATCTATTTTCTCCATCCAATTAAATCCACTACCTTCAGGGTAAACATATTGTCCATTCTCATCAAACCTACCTGAAGTATCTGCTATCCTTGACTCCTTTGATGGGTACTTTGGATAGGGTCTCTTCCCTTCCCTCATCTCTCTACCCTTTCTCTTTCTCATTTGATTACCAGTCTCAGGCATATTATCTTTTTCCAACCAAGCAGTACCTAGTATCTCCTTGATCATCTCCTGAGTGTAACCATTAGGATGAGACATTACTTATCTTTCCAACCACCTGCTTTTAACCAGTTGTTGTAATGTGGATTATCCCAACTGTCACTGATTTCATAGGAAGGAATTACAACCTCTTGAATATATCTTCTATTCTCTTCAACAAGTTTTACTTTGGCATCAATTTGAGCACCCCACCAGACTGCTGCACCTACTTGTGCTGCTAAGAATGTAAGTAATGGGATTGGTAAATTTTTCATTTTTCTGCTGCGTATAATGCGAATGTAGAAGTAGTTATAACAGTCATCATATTAGCAATATGTTGCTTCACATCTGAATCACATACCTTACCAGGCATGAAGCACCCAAATATAGTTGCTCCTACTATTGCTAACTGGAAAAAGATTACAAACCTAATAAGGTCAATAACCATATCCTTGCTACTGTGGGGGGATTTGTTCACGATAATTTTGCTTGGGAACTGTAATACCTTTGACAGGTCCAGAACTCTTAGGCCAATTATTTACTAATTGTATATATATTTCCTCTCTTACTACCTGTCGGATTGCTTCTATCTTAGCATCCTCTCTCTTCTGAGGACCACCTTGCATCTTATCTATCTGGTGATTGCCACCAACAAAAGCACCAGTTCCTACAACTGCTGCTGCTGTAACTGTGCTAGCTGCCTTTTGTATGTCCATAGTTTTCGTATTCCTCCGTTGGTATAGACCATTCAGCGTATACTCGTCTGCCCGTTTTACCGTGCAAATCTATGTATACTTGATCGTTACTCGACCAGAGTTCCAAACGTTCTCCTAATTTCACGTAACTCCTCAAAATTTTTCTGTTTAGTGCCGCCATCATATGCCCAAGCATAACCCTCCGTAATCATTTTTTCATTTAAGGAAACAGTATCCTCGCCAACATACAACCAACCAAGAAGCCTACCATACTTCCCCATGCCACCCTTAAGTTCAGTTCTAATAGTGAGTTCTTCATCTCCTGCAATAGTATCTTCTAAATTTTTCTTCATCCAATAGGTAGCATCAAGACCCAGTGCTTTCTCCTCCAAGTCCTTTGTCCTCTTCTCAGGAGTATCAACTCCCGCAATTCTTACCCGTTCTTTCTTGTATAAATCGAATCCAAGATCGATGGTGACATCTATCGTGTCTCCGTCCACCACTCTGTCTATCTTCACCACTCGGAAGTTGTAACAACTCTTCCTGCTCGGTGGGGTCATTGCTCCCATCTTCTTCCTCCCATAGGTCTAGTGATCTATTTATAGATTCTTCTGGCGATGTTCTCGTTTGCTCTGCTTTATGATCTCTTATTTTCTGTATCAATTCACCAGAAGTCCAACTAGCTTCTGCTTTAGGTGCAAAATATCCTGCCCCAATAAAAGCAACCGCTACAGATCCAAACAGACCTATAGCGGCTACTACTTTCTCATTTGCTCGAACTCTTTCAGTGAGTTCCTTCTGCTTGTCCAACAATCTCTCTACTTGTGTCTCCAAGATCGCTATCTTCACTGACTTGCTCATTAGGATACCAAGTATCATACATGAATATGTAGTAAATTGCAATTCCCACAGCAACTAGTAGGATGGCAATCATTATATTAACGGAGTGTACTACCTCAGACATATGCTTGTGCTGCTAACCAAACTGATAAACTTAAAGATGTTCCCATAATTGTGAGTCTACTCATCCACCACATAATTTCGTGCTTATGTTTTGTCATGATTAATGTCCCATAGGAATTCCTGCTGCCATAAAGTCAGCAACCTTTTTTACTTCTTCACTCACACAATAGTCAACAAAATGAGGATGCTCCTGTAAATAGGGAACATCCTCTTTTGAGTATTGTATTGCTTGATATGAATCTGCAGCGTACTCGCAGATTTCAAAGTGATGTAATTCTGTGTCGTGATAACCGACTGTGTAATGCTTCTGTTGAGTCAGGGGCATGATCTTTCAATCCCATACTATCCATATTTATAGCATACTTAAGTAATTTTGCCTAGTTCAGTGTGGACACCAACACTCTGTTATCATACCTGGATAACTTGAGTTATCTCTGGCCATTGTGCTTGCAAATGAGTCTCTATACCTTGCTTTAATGTTAAAGAACTCATAGCACATGATTCACATGCACCTAAAAGTTTGACAAATACAACTGGTCCTTCTTGAAGGTAGTCTATTGATACAAACTCAAGGTATCCACCGTCGGCTTCAATGTAAGGACGGATCTCATTGAGTACATTGTTTACATTTAAATCAGTTAGTTCCATAGTCTAGTTAATTGTCGAACATCAGTCACACCATAAAGTGCTTTACATCTCTGTTCAGCATCTTCTCTCAAATTAGAAGGTGATATAAATTCAACCTTCGTTAATCTATTTGAGTTAAGTAAGATCTGTGCTGACCATTTGGTTTCTCTTTCCATATGCGTTGCCAAATCATATTGTCTTTTAAGATATTCGTACTGGTCACTCAAAGTAGAATAGCACCAATTACAAATCCTTTAGCAAAGGCAAGACAAAGCATTTGATAATCAGTCAAGTTAAACTTGTCCTGAATCTTCTTTGCCATTTTCTTATCCCATTCCTT